CTTATGACTAATAATAAAAGTATTAGTATCAATAGCAAGTTGTGTTAATACTTTCATGAATTCTTCTGTACCATTAGAGTCAAGAGACGAATCCATTACTTCATCCATAATAAGAATGTTTGTAGAGATAGAGTTACGCAACTTAGCAACAGCACGCCACGTGAAAAGTATAGCAAGATTAATACGCATCTTTTCTCCTTCTGAGAAAGATGCATAGCTAAACTCATCTCTAAATCTAGACTTAATAGTCTCGTTGAATTCTTCATTCAGTTCAAACTGTACAAAGAAGTCCATAGAAGACAAATACTTATTAATGAGTTTATTGATGATTGGTATATACTGTTTAATGATCTTAGCTTTGATGCCACCATCTTTTAACAATACTGAAACTGCTTGATACGTTTGTTTTAAATCATGCAATTCACTCAATACATCTTCTGCTTCTTTAAGTTCATCAACAAGCTTATTTAGTTGATCAGAATTATCTTCTCTTACATTTTTTTGTATAGTATTAATTTCATTCTCTAGTTGTGTCCTATATTCAATTAAAGAAGAAATCTTTGTAGATATTTTATGTATATCCATTTTTGTGTTATTAATTTCAGTCTGGATATTCATCATCTCATTAATTTTATCATTAGTCTCTACATAGTTCTTAGCAACAACTTCTAAGTTATCTTCAAGTTCTTTGACGCGTTCTTGATTGCTCTGAACCATGTCACACTTAAATGTTTCATCAATCTCTTGCTTACATGTAGGACAATTATCATGATCAGTAAAGAACTTTATTTGTTCTTTCTGCGATGATAGATGTGCTTCGAACTTATGTTTAAGAGCTGTAAGTTTTTTCATTGAAGATGCTAGTTCTTTTTCATCAACCATCTTCTCTTCAAGATCTTTTCTTTTATTCTCTAGTTTCCAATATTCATCATCTAATTCATTAATTTGTATATTAGTCTGTTCTTTACGTTCATTCTTCTCACTAATAATTTTTTCATTATTATTTTGTATCTCTATAAGATGCTTCTTAACAAGCTTCATCTTTTCTTCTATAATAGTCTTATTTGCTTCTTGCTTAATAAGATCTTCAGCGTTTGTTACAATCTTTTGCTTAAGGATTGCATTCATACTTGTAAAGATCTGCAGATCTAATAGATCCTCAATAATCTCTCTGCGTTGACCTGCGGGAAGAGACATAAATGGAACGAAAGAAGCTGAACCAAGCACAACTACTTGACAGAAAGACTTGAAGTTAATCTTCAAGATTTGTTTTTCCAAGATATCTTGATAGTCTTTACTGTCGGCAGATTGATTTAATAAAGATCCATTCTGATAAACTTCAAATATATTTGGTTTTATACCCCTAACAATCTTATAGTTGTTAGATCCAATAGAGAATTCAATCTCTACTACAAGATCTTTTTTAGTAATAGAATTAAGAAGTAAAGGTTTATTAATCTTTCTAAAAGGTTTATTAAACAATGCAAATGACAAAGCATCTAGCAAAGTTGATTTGCCAGCGCCATTTTCACCAACGATGAGTGTAGTTGCAGACTTATTAAGTTCTATTTCAGTAAAGATATTACCTGTACTTAAGAAGTTTTTCCATCTAATCTTTTTAAAAACAATCATTCAACAGACAATGCCTCATTGTATAGAGAGTGTACAGTATTTTCTATTTTCTTTTTGATATCATCACTCGTATTAATTTGACTTATATACGTTTTAAAGATAGATAATGTATCTTCAGCTTCGTTAACAATATCTTCATCTTGTTCTAGATTTAGATTAAGATGGTCTTCAACTACTTGAAGTTCAAGAATACCGGACTTCTCTAAGTTATCAACAAACATATCAAACCAGTATGGGTTAGTCTTGTTTTGCACAATTACTTTTATAATTTTGTTTTTATACTTTTCATAATCACGAGAAGCAATATCTTCAATAGTATAATCAGTATCATTATACCATATCTTCTCAAATATAGTATATGGATTTCTAATAAATTTTAGTTCTCTCGTTTCAGTATCAAAGATATGAAATCCTTTAGGGTCATTATAATCGCTCCAAGTAAACTCACCATGATTGCCAAGGTAATGAATATTGCCAGAAGAGGACTTATGATGATAATGACCAGAGCAAACAAGATCAAACTTATTAAAAATGCTAGCATCATCCCCGTGCGACACCATCGACCCCCGGTACATCTCGAATCCAGCAAGTTCCAGATGTCCAAAACAGACTTGCGCGTTTGTTCCACGAATCTTCTCCAGTGTTAGTTTTCTATTCTCATCACATATCCAAGGCATCATCAATATGATGAGACCATCGAAGTCTACTTCTCTTGGAAGCTGATCATAGATATGAAACGGGTATTGGCCCCTAACGAGTTCGTTAAGAGCATTTACAGAATTTGTGTTTTTATAGTATGTATCATGATTACCAGCCACAATATGAACATCGTAATTCTTTCCTGCAATTGGGTCCAGAAAATCTTGTCGAAGACGCCTAGCAGTGTTAATATTAATGTACTTACGACGGTCAACAAGATCACCAAGATGGCAGATCGTTGATACTCCTTCCTGTTCCAGAGTAGGAAGAAAGATGCTGTCAATAAATTGTTTACTATTATCGAGAAAAGCAATCCCGTCATTGCGAACACCCCAATGCGTATCAGTAATTAGAGCAATCTTCAACGCATAGCTCTTGTGTTAGACTTATTAACTGGTCTAGCAGTATTATATTTCGTAACTGCTGCGTTACAATAATCACGAATTGCTTCGATCCTATGAATATAGTTTGTTCTTTCATTTTCATGTTTAGTTTCATTGAATGCACTTTCAACTAGATCCAGTACAACTTGTGGAACTAGATGCATATTATGCTTTAAGTTCATCTTCAATCTCCATAGTATTATCAATTATAAGTTCTTCTAACTTATTCTTTTTCTTCTGTTTTGTCAACAATTCTTTCTCTTCGAAAGAACGAATGATCTCAGAAGAATATTCATTAGTATGACTACCAACTACGGCTTGTCTATCGTGAAATATAGAATCCATTTCTTCGTTAGTAAATTGATTCTCAAAATTTTTGTGTTTAATATATGTTTGTTTTTTCTCTTTTGCTATTCTACGTAAGAAGGCATTCCAAGCAATCTGTGTAAAATATGCAAAAGGATTTGTAGACTTTTCAGGATTAAAGTTATCAACTGAAGCAATACAATTCTCAATGCCATCAGCAATCATATCATCTCTGTATGAATAGTTCATGAAATTTGGTTTGTATGATAGCTTAGTACAAATCAATAGTACACATTCACCGATATAATTTGGAATCGGTGGCTTAGAAGTATTATCTTCTTTAGATAACATGAGTTTCTCATGGTACACTTTCATGTGTTCATAAAGAGTTTTGTTATTAACATAATGTTTTGTTGCCATTAATTTACCGTATTGCTTGCTGCCTGTGACATAAAAAAATTTATTACGTCTTCTTTGATATCTGGTTTTTTCTTTGGTTTTCTTGTACTATTAAGATAGTTTTCGAGATATTCTGTAGATCTTAATAGATTTGCTCTAAAATTTTTATCAAATGTTTTTTGACAATATAACTTAGATAAAAAGTAATATTTAATCATTTCATCATTTAATGGTATAATTGCTATTACATTTTCACTATTAAAAGTGACATAGTCTGTAGATGAAAAAGGATTATAACTAATAAGCAATGCTCCGCTTTCATCTGACTCTTGATCATGTTTTATTACAAGAATCATTGGATCTTTAATTATAATTTTATTATCGTTTTCAGATTCTAAAATGCCAACTATATCATCTCTATTAGATAGCTTTATTAGAACATGACTCATGATTTCAAACCTACCTTATATATCTTATACACAAATTTTTCTTCATTGTAAATGTTTATTCTCTCAACGAAGTGTAGTAGTGTATGATTATTTTTTGATTTCCATGATAAATCATCAGCTATATCATATAGAGTACTAGATGTTTTTGTTTCTGATTTTCTAAGACCACGACCAATTGACTGCAAGTTTCTTATCCGTGACTTCGAAGGAGAAGAAAATATAACGTTATGCAGATTACGAATGTTAACGCCGGTGGAGAAAGTCCCGTAACTAGCGACGATAATTGCATTCTGTTCTGTTTCAACAATCTTACGAATTTGCTCACGTTCTTCTCCATCTACTTCACCGGATACAAAGAATATCTTTCTATCGTCGGCATCATTTTTAATCATGTCATAGAGAATCTTGCCATGTTTCTCTACATATTGAAAAAGTAATAATGTATTTCCATTATCTAATGATAATGCTAAATTTTTAATAAACTTGTTTCTTGCATCGTTGCGAACTATGAAATCAATTTCGTCTTGATATGATGCATCTTTAAGCATCTTTTTTATTTCATCTGGATATTTAAGAACTATTGCTTTGATACTAAAATCAGCAAGATACTTTTGTTCTATTAGTTCAGATGTAGATACAACTTTCTTTACAGCTCCAAATAAACCTTCTAGAACCAACCTATGGGTTTGAGTCCCGTCGAGAGTACCTGTAAAACCAAACTTATAACGGCAGCGATACAACTTGGAAATGATAGAAGTAAGAGAAGATGCTTTAAATAAGTGCGCTTCATCGCCTATGACCACATCAAATTGTTCGAAATATTCTTTAGGAAGTTTGTAAATCGATTGCCACGTTGAGATGACAATAGGTTTATCTGTTTGTTTATCTTGTCCTGAAAATATTCTATGTACGTACCTATCAGATTCAAAGCCATAATCGGCAAAATCAGAAGCAAGTTGACTAACCAAAGAAGTAGTTGGCACAATAATAAGAGTACGGGCATTATAGTATCTCGCTAATAGATAGATAATAAACGATTTACCTGATGCTGTCGGTGATAATAAAAGTGCTCTTCTATTTCTAACAGCATAAACAAAAGCATCTAATTGATAATCTCTTGGTTGCATGGTAGGTTTGATTTTAGTTACAAAATCTTTTGCTTCTTTTAAAGAAAACTCTTCGCAAGAAAAATCATCTATATAGTCAATAAGATAGTTTCTTTCCTTACAAAAATTTTCAATGTATGGTATAAGGCCAGTATATATTAAACACGTTAATGGATTAAATAAACGTATCTTACCATCCCAATACTTATTTTTATAAGCTGGCATAAATTTATAACCGGGCACAAAGAAAGTGAAGTAATCACTTAATTCTTGCGCAACTCCGGGTTCACACTTTACTTTAATGTAAACTTCATCATGACGACTTATTTCTAATGAATCCAATTAACCACCCATAACGAATCGATTCCAATCTATTGCATTTTTAATAATAAAGTTTCTATTACTTATAGACTTAACAATAGTCTCTAATAATTCTACTTTTTCATTTTGGTATGCTATCTTAAGATTCATTTCAATGATATCTTTATCAGCATCCATATACATTGGAATATCTTGTTTTAAAATAATGCCTTTAGCAGGCAGCTGCCAACCTTTTTCTTGTGATTCTTTTGTAGGACCAAGAGTATAAAACTCGTACTTATCGAGCTTTAAAGATTTGGATTCCGACTCCATCTTTTTAAGTCTGAGTCTTTCTTCTAAGAATACACGATAATATTTATTATGCAGTGCAGGTATCTTTAAACTTTCAGAAGCTAGTTCGGTACTATCGATCTTTGTGTCGGTAGCCCACATATCTACAATATCTTCAATTTTCATGATATATCTCTTGTCAGTAATATTTTTATATATTACCACGTAAGTTTATGTTTGTAAACAGTTAAATGTTTATTATTTCGAATAAGAGATACTTGAATGTAGCTGTAGCTTCTATGTATTCTACATCGCTTTTTGTTGTATCAAATACTAATTCGCTCAAATCTGTAGGATATGCTTCAGTGAATGTAAGCTCATAGTTTGGCACTTTTGCACTTGATAATATTAAAAGTGATATGTCAGATCTAATACCATCACCCGTATAAGCTGGATTTTGTGAAAGTGTACGATACTCTTTGAAATCTTTTGGTTTACCTAGTGCACGTAACCAGTTATGAATTTCAAGATAGTTTTGTATATTCTCATCAACCCTAAAAGTTATCTGAAGATCACCATAATCTAAGTGTTCACCGGGTTCAGGTATCTTTACAAAAGGATTAGGTGACTCATATGTCGGCAAACTTAAAGATGGTATTCCTATCTTTTGTATAAAGAAGTTAATATGCGGCGCGCGCTTAATTGAAAATTTAAAATTAAGCGGTGAAAGAAAATTTGGATTAGTCGGTGTATTTTCTAAAGCTGACATATGACTCCTCACTTTTTACTATTTATATAAAAAAAGGGCACCCGAAGGCGCCCTTTGTAGGTGATCGGTTGACCCGATTCTTTATTACATAAGGTTGTTAACAATAACTCTACGATAGTAGACGTTAGAATCCTTAGTAAGAGCACCAGCACCAGCTGTTTCACCCTGCGCGAATGGGTTTGCAACCATTCCGTAACGTGTCTTGAAGCCGATCTTTGGCTGGAAGCTGTTCTGGTCAACTGCACGAACCATCTGAAGAGGAACGTATGGGCAATAGAAGAGACCAGCGTCGAATGCTGAAGCACCCTTATAACCAACGGTGAGATAATTACCACCGATTGCATATGGGTCGATATAAACACGTAGGCGACCGTTAAGAACACCAGCGAATGTGTTACCTGTGTCATCTACCTGAAGGTTGTTGCTGTTAAGAGCTGGTGTATAGTCAAGAACACCGGCCATCTGAAGAGCTGAAGCAACGTCTGAAGAACAGATAACAATGTTACCCTTACCTCTACGTGTCTGCTTAGCAATCTGATTAGCTTCTCTTTCAAGCTGGAACATAAGACCCTTGAACTTTTCAACTGACCAACGGCCGTTTGAGTCTGTATCGAGGTCGAAGATACCTGCAGTTGTTGTGCCTTCCTGTGCACCAGAAACAGCTGTTACGTTGATTGTACGAACAACTTCACGGTTGATTTCAGCCATGATTTCTGCAGAAAGAATGTTTGAAAGCTCTGTTTCAGCATCAAGGCCGTGAATTGCCTTAAGATCCTGAGCGAGTTCCATTGTATATTCTGCCTTGAGAGCACGTGACTTAGCAGTTACAGTCACCTTCTCAATGCTGAATGCCATTTCAGCGAATGCTGAGTTGGAATCAGTACCAAGAGCTTCAGCCTGAGCTGTTGACATGCCTGAACCGAAGTTATAAGCACCGTTAGCAGCGTTGTTAGAAACAGCTGGAAGCTGACCAACATGCTTCTGACCAAGTGTGTTAGCACCTGTTGTAACAGAAGAGAATGCTGTGTTAACTTCGTTATAGAATGTTTCTGTACCAGCGTTATTTGAATAACGTGAACGCATTGCGAAGATAAGTCCTGTTGGACCTGTCATCGTCTGAACACCAGCAATGTCATAAGCAATGAGGTTAGGCATTGCACGACGAACGAGTGAGATCAATACTGGATCGAAAGTATCGATTGCACCTGTTGAAGAGTCAGAGCTTGATGCGCCCATGAAGTTTGCAGGAATTGGTGATGCTTCTGAAAGAAGGAACTGGCTGTGAGCACCTGACTCACGGAGAGCTCTCTCTGTATTTTCTAAAAGCTGTGCAGTTACTGAACGCTTATGAGCATCCTTAATTGGATTAAGGTCGTTGTGCTCGATAATTGGCGCCCATTTCTTTTGAAGTTCTTCTACTAACATTTATCTTTCTCCTTTTAGCGAAGGTTCTAAATTATTTATATTAACTTATCTTTTAATAGTTCTAGAGATTGCCTGCACGTATGACTTGACACGTGGATCGGTATAGACCACATCAGTTGTTGCATCGGACTCTTCGAGTTCTTCTGTAACTACAGTCTGTGTGGGCGCCTTTTCAGTTGACTTAAAGTAAGTTTCCTTAATGATGGAAAGTTTCTTCTCGTACGTGTCAAGGTCACCGTCAAATTCGATGCCTTCTGAAAGAGCACGGAACTTTTCTATCTGTGTAAGAGCAAGATCTGAACAAAATGATTCAAACACTTCATTCTTTTCGTGATCTACTACAGAAGACTTAAGTTCACTATTCTCATTGATAACTTCATCTAGCTTTTCTTCTAGTTCTTGTACACGAATAGCTAGTGTTTCAAGTACGTCTGTCTTTTCAGCAGGTACTTCGATATAATGCTCTTCGAATACATTCTTGAGGCTACCAATGAATTCTTCCATAATCTCATTACGAAGTGTTGATTCAATGGCTACTTCATTGTCTTTTAGCCATGTTTCAACAACGTAATCTAGATATGAGTCTAACTTTGCTGCAAGCTGCTCTTCAATTGAAGTAACTTCTACTGCAAGCTTCTCTTCAAATTCTTCTTCAAGACGAGCTGTTTCAACAGTTAAGCGTGCTGATACAGCAGCTTCAAACAATGTTGATGCTTTATCTTTAAATTCTTCAGAAAGATCTTGGCCAGCAAACATTTCTTCAACATCTTCTTTTACTGAAAGTTTTGGCATTGGATCTTTTGTCTTTGGACCCTTGCCGCCCTTCATATCAACTGAAGCTTGATTAGATGCTGACTTATCACCAACACCCCAATCTTTGCCAGGACCATAGAGAGATTGTGTCTGATCAAACCACTTAACAAGATCACGCTTTGGCATTTCAGCCATTGCGCCAATCATAGTCTTCATGATTTCAACACGAGACTTAGGATCTGCAGCTGGTTGTGAATCTGGCTTAAGAGTATCTGCTGCCTTAGAAGCTTCATCAATCTCGACTGCTTCGAGATCAACAACTTCCTTAGCTTCGATATCTTTTATTTTTTGTTCTTTACTCATTTTAAGGATCTCCTTAGTATTTTTAATAATTATTTATATTATTTATAATTCTTAGTTGCAACCATATTGCTGATGAACTCTTCGAAGACAGAAAACTTGTTTGATTCTATTTCATCCATCGTCATTCTTTTCATTCTCTGTTTCATTTTCTCAGCAGTTTCTTGCATCCAAATACCGTTCTTCTCGTCATAGACCCAATCTACATTTTCCATGATACCTTCAACGAATGCATTTGGTGCAGAAGGATCTGCAACTATATCGGCAGCAGTAGCTAAATGAAAATCATTCTGAACTTCCATCACACCATTCTTTTCAACTAAAGATCCCATACCTCTTGAAGATACGCCAAGATTTGCACCTGACTTTAGAAGACCCTTAACAATATTACCCATCGGTGTTTCGGTAATTTTTGCTTTTCCAACAACGTCATTACCTGACCACTTAAGTTCAGTGATCATGTGTGAAACTCTATCAAGATTAATTGTTGGTCCTTGTGGATGACCTAACTCACCATAAGCACGATTATTTGTTACATTTTCTTTGATGTATCTATTAACTTCTTTTTCTAGAACAGGCTTTCTATAAACTCTGCCATTGCGATTTACTTGTTCTGATTGAAGAAAAATACCCTTGATGAAGTGTTCTTTCTCTCCGCTTTCTTTAGCTTCAGAAATATATTCTACATCTACGATTTGTTCTGCGATAAGTTTCATTTTTAACCCCTGTATGATGCAGCAGTTGCTAACACTGCAACGTTAGCAGCAATCGTATCAGTTGGATTTTTTGCTACAAAGATATACTGATTTGCTGGCAGTGTGAACGTTCCAATAGTAACGCTGCTGTTTGCTACTGTTATAATTGCTGCTGCCGTTGCGCTAATATATACAATCGGTGAGTTGTATACTGTATTGGCAGTAGTTAATGAAATTTGATTGGCAACAGGTTTAATTACAGTAGTCATACGTTGAATCCTGCGTTATCTACGTTGACGTGTGGAAACTGCATTGCAGTATCTGTACCTTCAACTGGTTTTTCTCTATGAATTAGATAATCGTGGATCGCATCGATATCGTGCTTAGCGTTTGTAATCTTTGATTGAACCCATGATTCAAGATCTTGATTGTCCTGCATCATGTTAACAAGATCATTTGCTTTTGATGCTAGAGCACGAAGCTGTGTCTTCGCCATCTCGCCTTCTGCATCTTCAAAGCCTTCTTTCATTGCCTGTTTAGTTGCAGTAGCATACATAACTGATTTTGCTTTATCGCCATAACGTTGTTTGAAACCAGCATAATTCTTTTTCATACCCTTTACAATGTCTTCTCTCTTCTTCATCTGAGAGTCAGACATTTCGCCCATTTCTTTATTATGAGCGTAAGTATCTTCGGCCATACATTCTTTTAGACCATGCATTGGACACATTGTTCCAGCTTCAGTCATGTTGCATTTTGCTTCAGAAACAGTACTGCCTGTTGATGTATAACCATAATCTGTTGCATTAACGTTTCTATCGTCTTCTGATCCAACTTTCTTACCAGAAGTTTTCTTTTTTGCTTCTTCTACTGAAGTTTCTTCATAAGCTTTTTCCGCAGCTTTAATGCTACGATATCCATGTCTAGAACCTGGATCATTTTTTTGAATTTCTTGTTCTGCTTTTACATTTCCTGCAGTAAAGACATTTTTGTTCTTATGTACGTCTTCATGATCTTTTACAGGATGCGAGGCAAGAAAGTCTTCTTCGCCTTTTGGAACGTTTCGACCAGCTCTATCTTTTATAATATCTTTAAGACTCTTCGCCATTAGATTCTTCCTCTTCGGTATTTTCTTCTGTAGCAACGTCTTCAGATTGTTCTGCATCTTCAACTTCTTCGAAGTCTTCTTCAGAATTTTTAAATATGTTTTGCGCTACTTCTATTTTCTTATTATTTATAGCATCAGTAATACGATCTAACATAACATCTTTAAATGATGCTTCAAAGTCTAAAGCATTTTCTGTTTTAGAATGATTAATCATATTTAATATTGCATCACTCATAATTTAACTCCACTTTGATATTTTTGTAAGACTTTCTTAGCATTTCCACCACCAGATTTAGCTATAATCTGTGAAGCAGATTTCAACTTAGACATATCTTGCAATGATTTATTATCTTTATTTATTAAACGCTGATACGTATTTTGTGCATCTATAAGTTTCTTAGAACCATCATCTTGACCTGCAGATGCATCACCACCTGTTTGTTGAGGAGCTCCACC